CATAACGCCCACCCATCTGCGCCATAGCGCCGTAAAGATTGCTGGAACCAAACGGACTACCTGCCATTGGAAGCTGAGGGAATCCTGGGGCTCCTGGCATTGGCTGCGGTTGCCCTGGGCCATAGACGTCATCAATGTTCTTGCGATTCTCACCGGGAAGAATAGGCTTGTCTTTATTCTTTGCACCCGGAATTTGAAAACGAGGATCAAACGGACTTGCGGCCATTGCTCCTGAATTACCTAAACCTGTGCCGTAAAAGCCACCGGGCTGCGTGAAATAGTTCTGCACTCTAAATACTTCCGCTATGGGACTATTCTACTCTTCTATAACTTCGTAGCCAGCGGCATCATTGACTTTGGTGATGATAATGCCGGTGCCACGGACATCCCAATTAAGTACGTCGCCTTCTTGCCAGCCAAGCTCTTCGACTACTTCGTCGGGAAACGTAATGTACTGGTCTCCGTTCTCGTCCTCTTGCACTTCGAGAATGTAACTCATTTTGATTCGAGCAATTTCTCCATTAGCTTATCAAGCTTATTGTTGATTTGATTGAAGTTGTCGTGCATTTGCTGGATTTCTCTTAGGAAGTCTACCTTGAGAACGTAATCTAAAGGCATGCGTTTTAAGTCGTCTTCCAAAACGTCAATCCTTCGTTTCTGCGAGCCGATGTAATTAAAAGCTTGTTGGATTTGGTCGTTTTGTCTTCCAAGGATTTTACCTGCGACCCAACTGCCACCGGTAATAGCGGATACAACGGCCGTTAAACCGATAGCAATATATTCAGGCCCCACGACCAAATTCGCTTTTTTCTAATTCTAAGGTTTAGTAATCGACGTGTAGTTTTCCTTTGCGCATTAATCCGTTAATCATCCAGACCAAAGCATCAACGCAGTCATCATGACTGCTCACACCAAAATTAGTCAGCTCTTCAAACATCGCGGTAAAGTTGCGGTAGCGATTGAAGATTAGTTTGCGATCTTCAAACAAACCCATGCACCCACGAAAACGTGCCAACTTATCAGCGCGGAATCCTTTGACGGGATGCCAATTCAAGTTGTAAAGGCTCTCATTGGTTAGACATACGCGTTTAAAGTCAGCCTCCAAGGAAGCCTGGTACTGCACTGCTTCCGAATAAATGTCGCACGTTGAATATGTTGGGTAGTAATTGCCATTCTCATCTTGCCCAAGGATGTTCCAGTCGTTGAGAAGCTCTTTAAGCGCATCAAGTTTCTCAAGGTTTCCCATGACACGTAATCGACGATAGTCGATGACATGAATGCGATCTCCAATGCGACCACCCAATACCATGACAGTGTAGTCATTCTTCTCCTTGGTGCCCGCCGATAAGTCAACGCCTACCGCAAGACAATCAAATTCAGTTGCAATCTCCGCTTTAACAATCAGCTCTGGTGCCAGGGACAATTCGTTTTGCCTGACAACTTGATTCATGTACTGAAAAGAAAACGCAATTGGTGCTTGTCGTTTCTTTTCTTTTAGGTAATCAAGTGACCACATGTCAGGCCAATATGAAACTTCTTCTCCCGTCTTGGGATCAGTAAGAATAGCAGATAACACAATTTGAAGCCAATTGTTTTGCGTGTTAAATGTCGTTGCATGGATGTCATCATGTCGGAAGCGCGTACCAAGGCAAATAGCCCTGGCTCCTTCAAACATCGTTGGTGCAATCACAGCATTCCAGTTGTCCTGCATCTGTTTACGGATGTCAGGGTTGGAGATGTCTGCGGCAGATTTAATGGCGTCATCAATGATCACCAGGTGTGAACGCTTGGAGGTCACCGAGCCTTTGAGACCTGCGGCACAGAGTGTAAATTGTTCCTCACCCGTGGTATCAATACCAGCGAACTTGTGGTCAATTGACCAGTACTCATTACTGGTTACGTTCTTGAGAAGACGTACGGTTGGAAAAACTTCTTGGTACCGCTTGCTTTCAATGATGCGTTTAATAGTTGCTGACTTAGAGCGTGCAATGTCAACCGTATAGGAAAGATAAAGAATCTGTAGTGGCTTCTTTGCTTGAGTATGCAGACCAATGGCCCATGCTGTAAACAAACCTAAGATTGTGGACTTAGCAGATCCACGTGGTGCCAGGAGATCAACATTGGGTCCTGCAATTTTTAAAAGACACGCACTATCTTCGCCTGTAACAAAGTGACGATGCCATTCTTTGTGATGTTGAGCCGGAGGTTTGTCCGCAACATAATCACAGAAATACCCAAAGTCTTCTCTTGCTTTTTTTAGAGACTCAAGATTACGTGGTACACGAATTTGTTGCCTACGTGCAGCAGCTTGCGCGTTACGTCGATATGCAAGATGTTGATATGCAGGCACAATAAGTAATCAGCTAATAACTGAATACTACTTCATTCGTTGACGTTTTTGTTTTTCCTCTTCTGTACCTGGTACTGACGTGCCTTGTCCAGGGCTGCTTGGTGTTTGTCCTTGTCCGACATTGGGCTGTTGTCCTGGTTGCGGGCTTCCCGTTCTTTGAGGTGCGCCAGGATTTGGGGAAGTTGTTGGCGGTTGGTTTCCATTCTGTTTATTACGTGTTTCTGCAACGGCGCTCAATACTCTTGCGCCTTCGGCTGCAGGACTTTTAGCTTCGCCACCAATGGGTGCTCCTTGTAATTCACGGCGTCCACCAAACCGATTGCGATTCTCTTGTAATCTTTGCACAGCGGCGCCAAGGCTACCAGCAAGCGTTGCGTCGTTACCTTGGCCTGTAGTTGGTTGTAGTGAATTCATCATATGTGTATTTTAACTTAACTGTCTTCGTATTGCATTTTGGCCCAGATACTCATGGACGCTTCTTCCAAGGGAATTTCAATTGGGTCATCCTTAAAAATGATTTGTAATTCACGTAGGGCACGATCTGCACCAGCCATTAGCAATCCTTTGCGATCACGGCTAGATGTGAATAATTCGATCTGTGCAATAGTGCCACGTAATTCTTTTTGCATGCCAGCGATACGTGCCACGCCAGCATCACGTTTGACAACGCCGTTATCAACGTCTTCTCGTAACTTACGAATGTCTTCCTGCATCTCCTCAATTTCGTAGAGGAGTTTCTTGCGATGATCCGGTTTTTTGTAATGAGCTTTAACCCATAGATCACACGCAGAAATACTACCTCCATAGCCAAGGAACCTGGCATAGAGATAGCATTCAATCACCGAGAAAGTTTCCTCGGCAAAACTACAAAACGCATCTTGATCTGAAGACGTTAAGTTGTCGACCCATTGGTCAAACAACTCAATATCGATAGCCTCGTTGCGCCTGGTTGTAGTCTCTGGCTTCTTCTGTATCTTTGAATTGCTGGGCTTGCTCTGCGGAAGTGCGTTGTTCAGACGCACCTTTGCCGATGGTTTCGCGTTCTTGGGATCCAGCATCTTCTAATTTTTGCTTGGAGAAACTATAAGCCACTTCAGCGGCCTGTCGATATTTGTCAATATCAAACGGGTCGTCCTCAGTTGTTTTATTATCTTGGCCGGGAGGCAACGTTGTCATGGCTTATAGCTGCCTCAAGATCAGAAGTTAGACATCATGCTGGCGAGACCCTGTTGGAAGATGTCACGACGACCTTCAACAGACTTCTGGCGTTGCTGACGACCTTTCGATGCTTCAAGACGCTCAAGAAGCTTCTCAAAGTTACTCAGGTCAAAATTAGTAGCGGTATCAGTGCCGGTGTTCGTAAGTGCGTTACCGGGAGTTGTCGAAGCAGTCATTTGCTATTAACCAATGTGTAGGTCTCTAAGTATTATAAACAGACTTAACCAAAAGCAAGTCCAAGAAGATTGTACATTTTCTGATCGGCATCCATTTTGGCAATGTCTTTGTCGGCTTGCGTCCTAAGTCCCATTATCTGGGTGTCATATTTACCTTTGGCTTCTACGTTTTTAAGCGAGTAGCTACCTTCAATCTCTGCTACGTCTTTTAAGCCGGCGTTAATGATATTTTGGAGGGATGCTTTTTTGTCGCCCTCGATTGTGGCAACAGCTTGCCGCCAACGCTCTTCGGAATCCGCAGCGTACTTAGTTCCTTCAAGCTGACGGTCATAGCCGTAGTTAGATGCAGCGGCATTGATCTTTGCAATCTCTTGATTAGATAATCCTCGAATTCTTTCACTTTCAGTAGCAGCACCTGCTTGAATTCCGCCAAGTTCTATTTGTAGATTGGCATATTTATCCCAAGGGAATTCTGCATTGGTAACTTGTGTTCCGGATCCACTGCCTGATCCACTGCCAGACCCAGTTTGGTTGACAGTGTTTACATTTTGATTGTAGTAATTTTTCCCACTGGTGTTTAAAGAAGCTCCTTTGTTTAGTATTGTTTCTTTTAGATCAGAAACCGATCTACCAGTTGCTGCTGCAATTTTTTCAAATTCACCATAGCCTACTTCATTACCAACGTCAAACTTTTGACCGCCAATTTCAATTTTTGTTGATTTTTTCTGTGCCATTAGTTATTACCTACGCGTTTAAAACGGGTGTACCATATCTACCTGTTAGTCTACCAGAGGCGTCTCTCTCTGGTGTACCAAAGATATTTGAGAGCATTTGCTGATCAGCGCTCATTACGCGCCCACTGGCAATCATGTCTGCTTTAAGTAAGTTTTCAAATGCCGCACCACTTCTGATATTTTCTGCTTTTGCTTTACTTGCAAAACGATCATAATCCTGCGGACTATATCCAACACCTTGTTGGTTATATAGACTACTGGCAATATCTTGAAAATTTTTACCGTAGTAATCAACAGGTTTGCTGTAGCTTTTAGCTAAGCGTTTTTCAATAAACTCAGGGTTGGTGAAGCGATCAACGTAGCCTTCAAGCAATGCTTCTGCTGCACCACGATCTCCGCCTTCTCTTAAATTTCTTGCTTCATTAAGAATTGTGCGCTTACGAAGAGGTGTTGCGCGGACTTGATTAAGTGCGTAATCTTGAAGCTTTTCTTCCCTTGGTGTCAAACCATACTCAAGAGATTGGCCGCCACCGCCAAATAAGCCACCAAGACCGCCAAGTAGACCACCTGCAGCCGCACCCCAGGGGCCAAGCGACATGCCTGCTAACGCACCACTGGAGGCACCACTGACAGCACTACCGAAAGACATAATAACTACACTCTCTTTCTCATTATTTTAAAGCGTTAACATTTAAGCAAGGAAGCCGCCAAGCTGTCCATACTTACCTGCTAAGTTGGCAAGATCTGCTCTACGATCAGCTTGCCGAATACTCGGATCATTTGCACGCATTTTGGCAACGATACGAGGAATTCTAAATTGATCTGCAATATCTACGTTTCGCTCAAACAGTGCAGATCCAAAGTCTGCATCTCGTTTGTCGGCCATAAAATCTAAATATTCCTGACCTGCTTGTGTTCCTTGTGCATTACCAAGCTGATTAAAAAGTGTATTGGCAATGCCTCCGATGGCTTGCATGCCACCCCAGGAACCTAATCCGCTTGTCCCACCAAATGCATTAGCGGCTGCGCCACCACTATAATCAGCAGTTATTCCACCTCCTGGAACGAACCCCGAGATGTTACCGGCTTGAAAAGGTTGGCTAAAATCAAAATTCTGAGTGCCGGTAATATCGTACGTTCCTAACGGTGCGTTGAAATAATCAGCTTGGTTTGGCAACCTAAAAGAGCCGGCCATTTTATTTTCCTTTAGACGTTAAAAGTAATTCTACTGCTAAATGGTTTGGACGCTGTATTGCTATCCCGCATTGCCTGAATCACAGGATTAATAAAGTCAAACTTACGTGCCATTGCCTCACCATATCGGTCAGGCGCTTTTAAAACATTGGCAAAAATATGACCCTTCATTGCACGTTCAGATGCTTTATCTGCTAGTTGATTCATGGGATCAACATAGGCTTGTGCTTGCATGGCAATGACACGTGGATCATTGGCAAGCATCGTTTGAACCTGCTGATCTTTAATCAACTTAGAAAAAACAGAAGTAGGATCTTTGGGATCAAAATTAGTATCGCTGCCGTATTTAGTTTGGTACTCAGCAACGACATCTGCGTAACTACCAGCAAGATTTGGATTGCCTGTTGCTTCTCCTGACGTAGAACGCCAGTCGCCATAAGGCTGGTTCATAAAACCACCCTGGCCTCCTCCGCCAAATAACCCACCAAGAAATCCTGCCATTGTTCGTACCTATCAGAAACTAATGTTGGGGGCTTGAAGGACTGCGTTGGCGTATGGCGCAGCAGTCATCATTTGACGCAGGTTGGCACCTGCATTGGCTTGTGCTCCAAGAGCAAGCTTACCTGTCGTTGCCATGCCGCCAAGCATGGCAAAGTTTGCTCCCATGCTGTTCATGATCTGCTGTTGGCGCACAACATCATTATTACGTTGTTGCTCCAACATCGGGAACATTGCTTGCATGTGAGTGCGCTCTTGTTCCAAGGAATGAGCCAACATATCTTTGGCACCAGCGTTGGCTGCATTCATTAATGCAACATTACCTTCAAGGCCTACTTTCTGCAGTTGTTCAATGCGACCTAATTGAGTAGACAGTGCATTGGGATCTCCTTCACCGGTTTCCCGTTGACGTTGTTTTTGTACCGTCTTACCAACTAACTCTTGGGCACCCATGCCAAGTAGTGGAGCTGCTAACTGAAGAGCAGCGCCTTTACCACCGCCTAAAGCACGTCCTGCTGCACGTGTTAAATACGTAGCACCTAAGCCTGCTCCTGCCCCTGCTGCAACTGCTTGTGCGGATTGACCTTCAGTGTAATCTTGGAAAGCGCCAAGTGCAGGTGCCAAGTAACCTAAACGGCCAAGATTACGAGTTACAGCTTCTCTGTTAAGTTCACCACCAAACAAATTACCTAAACTATTTAATGCACCGCCGCGTGCATTGGGATTCGATGGGTCGTTAGGAGGATTGCTCCCGCCGCCTCCACCGCCTCCACGAGGAGGATTTCTTCCATTATTTCCGCCATCATCTGGAGGTAAGTTTCCTCCTCCTGTAACGGTAATAGAACGTCTTTCTTCAGGCATCTCTACTTGATTACCGGTAATAGGACGCCTCACATCAACGCCACTACTACGCCCACCTGATTGAGTAACACGCGCACCTTCAGAGACACCGGTAATACGTGGATCATTCGGAGTATCGCCGGTAATCAGGATATTGTTTGCAGTCGTATTAGGAGCGGCACCTTGAAATAACCCAACAATGCCTTGGCCTACAGTGCCAAGAGCTGCCATCACTTGGGAAAGTGCATCTGAAGCAAAATTTTGAGCTTCCTGTTGATTGTACCGAGCGGCATTTCCACGGCGACTATAGCTAGAGCCGGTATAATCTCCAACTGGACTACCTGTTATCAATGCCATGTTTACGACTATCTGTTATCAGCTAATTCTATCACTGCATTTCTTCTGAATATTCAGTGACTGTTGGTAACTTAGGACGATTAGCTTGTGCAATAGCAGCGTTAACTGCCGCGCCTACTGCAGCACCAGCAAGTGCACCTGTTGCTCCACCGATCAAACCACGGCGTGTTAATCCACTACGCACCGTTTCAGTTGTATGTGAACGATAGCCTTTACCTGGTACTTGTTTAGACGGCGTGTTGCGAATACCTGTTGCTAATCCAGCTAGTCCACCAAGAGCAGTCGTCGCAGTTGCAATGTTAACTGGATAACCAAGCATACGAGCTTCTGGAATTCCTTCCAGGTTTTCAGGAGTTACTTTTAAGAGCCCCATGAAGCCGCTATCTTGATAGTAGTTCTGCATGAAATTTGCATAACGCTCTGGCGTCAAACTTGGAATCTCTGCTTTTGCAGTTTCATATTTTAAAGGCGCACCTTGACGGCCAAGGAAGAAACGATCGAACAATTCTTGGACTGGTTGTTCTGTTTCTCTACGATCATCCGTGCCTTCAGGTGAGTACGTTTGTGCGTAGCCAGTGGCACGGAAGGCTTGGCCTGGATTGAGAATATTAAAAGCACCACTCATGATCGTGGTTGGGATCGCAATACTTGCTGCCATCAACCCGGTTTTTGTTTTACCTAAATCTCGGTACGCATCTTTACCAACCATTGCTTTCATTGTATTCTCAACGCCAGCATCTAATACTGCTAACGGATGGTTATAACGCCAGTACACACCTCTGGTTCCGTCGTTTGTTAAGTCCGTTGCCAAACGTGTACCAAAAGCTCCAATGGCTTGGATTGGTGTTTCTCTTAAACTGACACCTTGCGCACGTAAAGCTTTGTTATATTTACCAGCAACGTTTAACACGCTTGGATAAACTTCTTCTGCAATACGTGTAGCCTTCTCGCTTTTGCGCGCACCTTCTTTTAGTGCTTGGGAAGTATCTGATAATAGTTGCTGAAATCGATTTGGCTTAGACACCGGCTATGCTCCCCATCATTTGTTGGATGTCGCCAAGGTTGGCGTTAACTCTTGTGTTAAACATCTCATCACGCATTGACTGACTATTAGGCAAACCATACGATTGGAACATAGTGCCAGGGGCATAGCGACCGGCTAAATCATTTGCATGATTAATGACCTCACGCTGTTTGTTTTGTTGAAGAATTGTAAGAATCTGTTCGTCAGATAACTGGGCTAACTCCTGGCCCGTCATCTTGGTTAGATCAGTATTATTTGGATCAGTGTTTTGTTGTGTTTGCTGTTGTGCGTCTTGTCCAGTTAATTGGAAACCATTGAATAAAGACGGACGACCAAGCGCAGCACTAACTAAGTTGGCTGATCCAAGGGAGGCCACAAGGTTAGCTGGTGCTTCCCATCCACTGCCTTGATATTCGTTAGTAACTTTACCGGTCTTTACATCTTTGATTTCTACATTTCTACCTGGTTTAAGTGCGCGCACACCAGCGACCGCACCCGCTGATCCCAATACGTCAGCAGCGCCGTAAAGCAATGCAACGGGTAACGACTCACCCGTCATCAAACTTAGTCCCGTACTAATACCACCGCTTGTTAAGCCTGGGCGAAGCGCCTCGAGCAATCCTTGGAATAGCTTTCCCTTGGCCATTGGAATATAGTTTTCTTTTATTATAAAGCGTTAGGCCTTGGACTCTTTTTCATCTTTATCTTCTTTTTTGTTGGAGAGTAATTGAGCAATTGATTTGTTACCTTCTACTTCGTTCTCCGCCCTTGCTTGTGCTTGTTCAAAGAGCCGGTTTTCGGGGTCTGGATTGGTTGTGGTTGGCATAGGACTTTTACTACGTTTAGGTACAGTGGGACTATACGCATACATTTCTTTCCACATTGGATTGTAATCTGGCTGATCTTCTGGAGTTTGCTTGGTGTTAGGGCGGCCTGTATCAAAGTTATAGTCGCGTTGGCGATTAAAGGGTCTACCGATACCAGCGAACACTTCATTGGGAATCACGCGACCTTCTTCGTCTTGTTTAAATTCGACAAAACCAAGGCCTGGGTTTAATCGTTGTTTTCGTGCTGAAATATTTTTCCTGATGTCAGTTTCAGTAAAACGCCCAGGAGAAAATGGTGTCTCAAAACTGTCTGCGGGAATAGTAAAAAGATCTGCATAGTTTAGATTTTTCTTTTTCTCAAAAACATCTTTTGTAAAGTCAATGTAGCGCTGGGGTTCATTTTTGGAAAAGTAGTCGCTCCCATGCCCAGTAAGACGTGCATCCCGTGCCATTAATCTTCCTCAGCTTTGCGGTACTTTTTCTTTTTCAATGATACTAAAGTCTTTCGTAAGTTTGCTTGCTTGACGGTGGACTTATCATAATCCTCTGGATTGGCAAGTACATTCTCTTGTAACTGCGCAGTGGTAATACCTTTTTTAGCTGCTTTCTTGGTGAACGCACCTTTTTTAATTTCAGCCTTGTCAATCCAGTTTTTGTCTTTCTTGTCTTTAGTCATGGCTTAATTGTGTTTAAGAAGTCTATCAAAGTTGGTTTGGGTCAACTTGATAGGTGCGAATTGGGCCACCACGGCGATACGCAGAACGCATTAGATCATCACGCCAATCTTCTGCTCCGGGATTAATACCGTAGCGCGGAACATTGGTAATAGTTTCCCCACGGAAACCACGTGCTTGAGCTAATTTATCCATACGTGGATAAGCAATCCTCTGTCCTTGGGGAGTGAGCTGTGTAACAGGAAGACCGCCTGCACCTTGTACAGTTTGTTGAGCCATACCGCCAATGCGAGATAATCCTGGAGATTGTGTTAAAGGACCAATAGGAGCCGGCTCTAATCCAGTTACAAAAGGTTCCTGGGGAGAGTCGTTAAAGTAACGTGCTCTTTCTCCACGGCGAGTTAGATCATTTAACCTATTGGGTGGATAGAACATATCGCGTCGTATCCCAGGGGTAACATTGGCTGTTGGTTGAACAACAACAGTACCACCAGACATTTCACCAATGAAAGGGCTCAAGGGTACAGGTACGCTACGACCGGGTTGATATTGTGTATACAACGTACGTTTGCTGGGATCGATGCCAGGGGCGCCCAGTGTTCCTGCAAGACGCAGGGGAGAAACAGTTGCAACTTGTGAGACTTGAGCGGGGCTGGCATCATTGAGAGGCATAAGGTTTCCATCCTCATCAATAGGGAAAAGCTCTAATTGACTTGTTACTGAACCTCTAGGTGTCACGTAAGATTCAGGATCACTAATAGCTTTGGTCTTCATTCCACCAGTGATAGCATCTGCTAAGAAAGCTTGGGCATTGGCTTCAACGCGCTCTGAAATGTCACGATTTGCCCGCGTGCCCGCAACGTTATAAACAGTGCCAAGGACATCGGGATTGTCTTGCGTTAAGTAACGCCCTGTCGGGGTATCAACGGAGCCAATAATACCGGGTCCACGAATAACGCTATTTGCCTTACTTTTGCCTGTGAAAATGACAGGACCTGCTGCTTCTGCGGCTGCTCCTGTATATACATCAGAAGCACCAAGTACAGGACCTAAGATTGGTTCATTGTCATCTACATAACCAGCCCTAAGTTGGCTAATAGGAGGAAGTACGGGTAAAGGCTCAGAAGGATCAACAATCATTCCACGCCTTAACGTTTCCATGGAACGCGCTAAATCTTGGGCTGGTCCAGGGGCAACCACTGGTCGTTGTTGGCTTTGATTGCGAGCTTCTTGAAGAACTTGCTCCGACGCAGCAACAGAAGCTCTTGCACGATTTAAAGCTGCGGCTTGTAAAGGAGTGGGGTTTGGATTTTTTAAAGCCCTTGTAACTAAAGTTTGAGAGGCAAGCCGGGTAACAAAAGAATCTAATGATGTGCTAATAGCCTCTTGTTCAGCACCCATCAAATTACCTGGTAGATTTAATTGCCTTGGATCCTGATAAGTAGTTAGTCGTTTAGCCGCACGTTCTTTTAATTCTTGGCGGAACGGAGATTGCTGTCCTTCTAACAGCAACGAAGTTAAATCTTCATCAGATGCCCTGCCAAGGAGTGGTTTAATCTCGTTAGTCAAAAGTGCTCGTGCTTGAAATTCAGGGCCTTGACCCTGTCTAGCTTTTACTCCTGTATCAGCAGAAGCATAAATACTGGCATCATCTAAATAAGTAATGTCGCCTACCCTATTAAGTTTGCCACCACGTAAAGCTTTCCCGCGCATTGTGGTCTCAACAACTGGGACATCGCCAAGGAGTAAAGATTGTACATCTTCCCCTTCAATGCCAGGTTGTGCTCCAAGTAGTTCATTACGTTGGCGAGCGTTATCAACAAGTTGAAGCTGATCGTTTAACTCTTCTCGATACTGTTTATTAAAAGCAGCTTCATTAAATTGTTTAGGATCTGATTGGCTACCTGAAAGCTCAGCAAGAATCCTGTTGGCTTCATTTTGAAGTAATTGTGCCCTTTGAATACGATCTTGAACTTGTGCAGCCTGTCTTCTGTTTTCTGCAGAGTAATCAAAATCGGTATCAATTTCTTGTGCACGCAGATATTGGCGAGCCTCTTGCACTAAAGGATCTTGCGCTTGTTCCAGGCCCAGGGCTCTAGGTGAAATACGTACAGCTTGGTTTTGCCGTACGTCCAGTATGGGTTTACCTTGTCTTACCAAGTCCCGTACGGTTAGACCCTCTGCTTGGTCAACAGGTAATCCATCAGGTAAAGCTTGTGCAACCGTATTGATTGCGACGTCACTTTCAACACCAGACCATTCGCTGGGATTAGATCCCAACATTGCTTTATAGTCTGCATCTGCTTGCGCTTCTAATTGTGCAATTTGGGTTTTATCCAGATCTTCGTTACGTGATAGTTGTTGCCACGTACGCCCTGTTTGTTGTGCCGCACCAGATTCAACTGCATCTACTGCTTGGTTTTGTAAATTGCTGTTTTCTAGTTCACGACGAAAATCAAGAAGCATGTTTTGTGCACGTGCTTTTTCTACTCCTTCGATATTTTGAACGTTTCGAGCTGCACGTCGCATTTCAGCTTGTGCTTCAGGTGTAGCGGAATAACGTTCCGCTTCTTCTAATTCAAGTTGTTTCGCAAATTCAACATCGTCCAGGAAATCACTGAGATCTACTGTTCCAGTTGGAATGGCTGGTTGTTTTTGTTGTAAAGATGAAAGCGGTACCATGCGTCCTTGACGACGCACCATTCGTTCCCGTGGGGCGGAAGCAACGACTTCTGGTAGGTCCGTTACAATGTTGCCTGCCAGTTCTGCCGCTTTACTTGCAAAATAGGAACCGCCACCACCCCTACGGTAAATCTCACCAGTGTTGGGGTCGGTAATAAGCATTTCTTCGGTCGTACCACCTTGGGGTTTGTATACCCTTGGTAATTCAGACTCAGGCTTGGCAGCTACATTGGCATACACCTGGGAACGTAATTCAGAAGTAGGTGTAGTCGGCGGTACGCTCGGTGGAACATTCGAATATTGCTCTGGTGCATGCGGTGCTACCGGCCGTGGGTTGACAGGTGCACCCATGTCGCCCGTAACACGGGTAGGACGACGGTTCGGAAGTTGCGTATTCCCAGTAATGCGTGGGTCGTAACCAGTGTCACCGGTAACGCGAGAACTAAGGTCACCCATTTGTACACCACGGGGGCGTTCACTGCGTGCGGCACGGGTTAATGCCTCTGCCGCCGCACCTTTTCCCTTGAGGTTACGTAATGCGTAGTAGCCACCAGCTCCAGCAAGGGCGCCTAAGCCAAGAAGACCGGCCATTCCCAAGAAATTAGGACCTTCATTCCGTGATTCGCCGTAATATTCCGCCATGTGATTCCTATTGTCTGATATTTCTATGATATCTGTATTTTAAGGTGCAAAATTCAAGAAATAACAACGTACGTTAGACTATATACAAGAAAAGTACCAAGAAATCAATGGATCCGGTAGATAGAATGCAACGTGCCGTAGCAATGCGTGCCATTGCAAGTAAAACGGAGGACTTAGAGAACGCAGGCGCGGATCCTGTTACCGTCAAAACGTTTTCTTCGGGTGCATTGCGGGAATTAGCGCGTCAAGTACCCGATTCCGATAAGTATAAAAGCGCATTCATGGCGGCAAGCCACTTTAAAAACCAAAATTCCAAAATTCCTAGCCCTGATTCCAATTTTTAATTTTTAATTTTTTAGTAAATAATTAAATCTACGTAAAGCCGGGGTAGAATCCCCGGCTATTTTGTCTAAAAACTTGGGCAAACTCCTTGCAGCGTCTACGCTTTTTGTTGATAGTGTACGATTTCTCGTGAAAATGGCCCCTATATACCCAAAATAGGGAAAATATTTTTCTGACGGTTCTTACAACACCTGTGGGAATGCGAATGTGCATAGAAAAAAAAGAACGG